GGTCGTCTAGGCTGATGGTCTTATTCGGGGCCATGACACTCCTAAGACTAAGTGGTATATGTATGTATGTATAAGTATGTCTTGCAGTGGCCTATCAGCGTCTTGGGCCTGCAAAGCATCGTCGCCGGCGACGACCCAAGAGAAGATTAAGGTGCTGGCTGGGCAATTTACTTTTTACACTATGACTTCCTCGGACGGATCATGGCGAAATCTGACAGTTTCTTTATCCGAGCAAAAATTAGTGGACTTACCGGTGGAACCTTCGGGCAAACCGCCATTGACCTGGGGGCTTACGTGGATGCCCTCGGCAAGAGCGTATTGAGGCTACACCGGCTGTCCGTTCAATATGTCTTTGATGGCGTTGGAGGCACCCCAACCGTCACAATTGCAAACGGCGAAGCCCACACTGAATGGCAACTAACGACTCAATCTCAAGCGTCCATGGTTGATGCTACGGACAAGAGCGTCATCAGCACCGGAAACCTTCAGAGCGTGAATGCCACGGCAGTCGCCAACCACTACTCCTTCTCAACCCAAGATGTTGACATCAACCCAGAGGACTGGACCAATGGCTACCTCATCGGTGTCGAACAAATGTATCTCGGCGGCAAAGCCACCAACTTCCAAAAAGCATGCGACATCATCTTGGTCATGGAATGCACCGTTGAAACCCTCTCGTCAAGTGCCGCTATGGCCCTTGCATTGAGCCAACAGTGAGGTTGGACTGAATGGACTACGCAACGGGATACCGTGACGGTTTTGCGGCTGGCATCGCCCAGGGCATGAGCATGGGTGTTCCTGGACCAGGCCCTAACGTCGCACAAGAGGATCCCGTCGCACGTGCACCTCGCAAGAAGGTCTCAGCATACAACCGGAAATACAAAGCCGCTTTCAAGAAGGTCGCTCCTCGATACAAACTCAAGAGCGGCAAGTGGAAGGCCGGCGGGTTCAAGCGTGCAGTTAAGGAAGCGCACAGGATAGCCGGAGGGAAGAAGCGATGAGGATGCGCACACTTCGGGGTCGTGTGGCCGCAGGTGAAACCAAACGTCTCATCGTTGACGATGGCCGCCTCAACCACGGCATGAAGGTCAAGGAGTTTCATGTGTGGGCGATTTCTAAAGCATCGAGCGATGATCCCGAATGCTCTCTCGGCCTCGATTATGATATGAGTCCAAATTGGGATGCTTCAGACAACCGCCAAATTGCATGGGCTGGAATGACAACCACGGTGACAACTCGGCTTATGGACTTCAGTTTAATTGACCCTGACCATATCGTCATCCAAGATTTGTGGATTCAAAACTTCGGTAGCGATCCCGCCAATTACCTGGTCCTCCTCGAACCCGTCGAACTCACGGATGACCAAGCCATTCTTTCACTGATTAAGGAGCGGAGCCAAGATGACCTCAGATGAACCAATTGACGAAATCAAATCCACAACTAGAACTGCCCGCTTCGCCACGTGGCTCATGGAACGTGAGGAGCGACGTGAAGAGAAGGAGTCAAACCTTGAAGGACTCGTCCGTTTGAATGTCCTCGTCTCGTTTCTCACTCTCGGTTTGGTCGGTGGCTTCGAAACTGTACGTCTTGCTATCACAATGATCCCGTACTTGTAGGGCTGCGTTTAACGTACACCACCAGTTCTCGAGAATCCATGGAGCCGGTGCGTGAAACTCGTCCGTCTTCATCGTGTCCAACGTGCCGTTGATCATGTCCATCACGGTCTCGACCAGGACCCGGGCTTTTTCGTTCATTCTTCCTCACCGGACGGCCAGCATCGGTCGCAAATGTAGGGTTCAAGCAACGGCTCGTCGCCGTCGCAATCATAGCAACGTGGACAATACGGCATCATCACTCCTCCTCTTGGGCTTCATATCGGCATGAGCACCGATCATCGGCGCAACATTGCTCAACCTCGGCGTAAATGCCGCCGACCGATGGCGTGAAGAGCCAATTCAACCGACATGTTCCGCACTTGATGCCGTGAAGTTTGGCCTGGCCAATCGTCGCATGCCAGGGAACGACACCCCAGCCCGCCATCTCACTCGGTTGGTCCGTAGGACGTCCGATGGTGCGGCCGCACGTGCAAAAGAAAGTATTGACTTTGGCCATCATTCCGCCCCCCAACAGATCACGCACACGCCTTTGGAGTGCATCGGGTTGCATTTGTCGCCGGTCTCACCCCAAATCCTTGCACTCTCTGGCGCAATGTGGTCTTCGACGACTGCTTCACGCACGTGCTTGAGCAGGCATTGACGCACGAATCGGCTGAAATTGGGTAGCCGATCGGCAATTTGGGCGGTGTGGTCGTCTAGGCTGATGGTCTTATTCGGGGCCATGACACTCC